GATGATTCAATTTCTTTATCAACTACTTCTTCTGTGTCTGAAGTAGGTTCTTCAGATAAGAAAGTAGCAGGATCTTGTTTTAAGAATTCTGCATCAGATAACCCTAAAGCAGTCTCAGTCATACAGATACCTCCTCAGCTAGAATTTCTTCACGGGTTTCTTCGTGTTCTTTTAAAGCTGTATCCATTTCAGTACCTCTACGCATAACAGCTTCAAGGTAATTAGCTAAAGCACCAACTCCATACTGCATATTATCTATTAATTTCATTTGTTCAGAAGTAAGGTTAGAACTTTTAGCCATAACTAACCTAGCTGCTTCTTCTTTAAAATACCCTTGATCAATAACATCTTTAAAGTATTGGCTGTCCATTAACTTAACACAGCTATCTCGTAATTTACGCATTTTATGAGCTGCTTCAATTTGAATATCTACCTGCTCTATTTCTGTCATATTGTTACCTTATTTTAAATTAAATTATAAAGGCCCCGTTTACTACAACTACTTACCCCTTATTTAACGCATCAAAGGCTACTTTGTCAAGATTAGATAATCTATCATGTTCTTTACTTTCCATATTTTGAGCATGTTTTTTATCATTTGCTTCTTGATCTCTTGCATTACCCACCCCTGATTCTTTCTCAACAAAGTCAAGATCTGATAGGTCAGAACCACTATGCATACTTCTTGCTTTAGCTTGTTCTGTTGCTGTTTTAGCGGTTTTAAGACCGATGTCTACTTCATTCTCTGCACCCTTAGCAGTTTCATTACGTATCTTAGCCTCTAACATCTGCATTTCAAGTTGATGCATTTGTTCTGCCATTGGATCAGGCTGAGGTTGATACTCAGAAATACGTTTAGCTAAATCAGGCATCTTACGTAACTTAGCAATATCAGCTAGAATCATATAACTCATTTCCGGAGGCATAGTGTTACCCATAGTTTGTAACATAAACGCTAGCTCACTAGCCTTTTGCTCATCAGCTTCCGCAGTAGAAATATTAAGCTTAATATCATACTTTCCTCCTAAATCATTACGGTTAATAGCTATAAACTCTTCATTAGTGATGCGAATAATTTCTTCATCTTCTAAGAATTCTGCGTTCATAGATATAATTTTGCGACCGATTTGGTTTAATCCATTTGAAAGTCTACGTAAAATGCCCAACTCACGTTTAGAAGTAGCATCAAGTGCTGACCTGATACCAGTAGCTGTGGCTCCTAATGCTTGTCCAGCAATACCCTGACTAAATGCTTTAACACCTGTTAAAGATTCAGCATCGTTATTTTGCATGTTTAGTACTTCAACAGCAGAACGTGGTATTTCTGGGTATACTTCCATATGAAATGCCTGTCCTGGATCTACATTAGCATTGAATTTATAGTCTTCTCCTCGTTCATACTTACGAGCATTAGTTACATCAAGAGCATCTTTACGAATACCTTGCTGTCCACTAGCACTTCTACCAATAATATCAATAATACCTCGAGTAACAGCACCTACAATCTTCTGATTATCTTCTATAAGAGCTGCATCTGGTTCTCCATAGATATTCTTACGTCTAGGTAAGTATTGAACTAATACAAAAGGAATTTTCTTATCTGGATAAGGATTTTCTTCTAATCTAATAAATGTGCTACCTACCCAAGTAGCTACAAAAGGTTTAACCTCTCCGGTATCATCAATATCCCAATATCCCCAATATTCACGAGCAATAACTTTCTTACGTGCTTTATCTTTAAATGTAAAAGAATCATCATCTGAACTAACCTTATGATCGGGTTCAGATAAGACGGATTCACTTTCAAAGTTAATTTCATCTATATTTGTATACCGTCCATCTTTTTTAAGTTCAGATAATGAAGTTTCAAAACTAAAAATAGCAAAGTTAGCTTTTTCTATATTACCTTCACATGTAGGATCTAATACTAAATTGTTATAATCACATACTGTTAAGACAGGTTGATTTTTAGTAGTTATAGTTTTTATAACTTCATTCTCACCTACCTTAACTTCTTGTTGTACAGGTTGCCCATCCGGGCCCGCAACTACTTGCATTTCCATTACATCTTCATATACTTTACGTTCGTCCTGTTCAAACTCCCAACCTACACGTACAACTACAGTACCTTCATCTACTGCTGTACGAATGTAGTTATCAATAAAACTTACTTTATCCATACGGCAGTTAAGTTGGTAATTTAATAACATACCATTTTGTACTGCTAATTCTTTATCTTCAAAAGTTTGAGGAGAAGTGTTAAATAGATCATCTGTAGATAGGAATGGTTCTGATAAAGCAGCGTAACGCCATTCTGCTTGTTTACGTACTAATTTAGGTACTAACTTAGATCGACCACGCTTTGCATTAATAGTTTGATCACCATTAAGTACTCCTAACCATGCATCTACTTCTACAGTATGCACTTGGTGTGCTACTTGTGCAGAATCAAGGTCTTGTTTAAGGTCACCAAGACTAGGTGGGTTTTTCCAATCTACTAGTTTAGAAGCAGCATTATCTGTAATATCTGTATCATCTATATCTAGATCGCTCATATATGTATTACCTATTAACTATATGTTATGGCTTAGCAACACTTTCTTTATGCTTATCATAGCTACTGTATTGCTTTTTAAGAAAATTATCAACCTTATATATCTTAATACCGTCTATCGTACTATGGTAATCTAAATAGTTATTAAACATAGAATTTGATAACTCTAAAGAAATAGAACAATAGATATCATCTGCTTGTACTATTTCAGATACAAAGTACTTCCATATTTTAGCAAAATTCATCTTAGATACTAAATCAGGACCAATAAACAATCCTGCTACCATATAACCATTTAAAGCTCGGTTAAACCTATAAAATAACACGGCTTGCCCTTCTTGTATTAAACTACTATGCGCAAATATCATTATAAAATCTCCACTACAGCAGATGAAAATGCATTACCCATACCGGCTCCTAAACTAAGAAACTTACCAGATTCTTCTTGTACTGCTAATGCTGTTTCTAAAGCAGTAGACGCACCTAAGGTATGACCAATACGTAATTTGTAGTTAACTAGTTTAATATCCCCAAATCGATATTTAATTATTTTTTCTTCAATTTGATTATCATTAGAAAATGTACTATGTGTTTTAACAAAGTCAATGCCATCAGTGTCTACTGTATAAATAACTTTTGTATATCCTTCTCCTGTATCAGATATACCTAATGGATTAGGGTGTGATTCAGCTGCTATATGCATATCAGTAATTTCAGCTAAAGGCTGGTGCTCGTTACTTTGAATTAATTCGTTACTTTCAAATACCGAAATATTACATGCTTGTCCTAATCTAAATTTAACAACAGATGGATCGTTTTCTTCTTCAACTAATTTACTTAAACCTTGCTCTCCAAATATAGCTAAGTATTCTTCTGATAGCCCATTATCAGTAGCAATAACTACTACAGCGTCTAATTGACCTAATGTTATCATATTACGGGCAGTGTACCAAGCAGAGTGACCGCTAATACAACTTGAACCATCTGTTGATATATAATCAAATGATCCAATTCTATTAGCAACATAACCTGCATGTATCATTGTTCCTCCTAATGGAGCTAATTTAAACACAGGATATTGATCTGTACGTGGAATATTTGATAAATACCCTGTCCAACTATTACCACCTGCAGCTAATATTAGCCCTACTTTACAAGTACTTAACGTAGTTAATGATTGAATAAACTGATAAGTACCAGGAACAGCTCCATGTTCTCCTTTTAAAACATAATTAATTAATTCTCCAGGCATTATTCTCATTCCTTTTTTAACTGCAAAACCTCCACCATTACCAACTTGATGGACATATTGAGGATAAGGAATATGATCTAATAAAGTTATATCTTCAGAATAAACTGAATTAGTGTGCGTTAAGAACATTGTTAAAACATCCTTTTTGCAAATTCGCTTGCTTCAGCATATGTGTAAGTTCGAGTAGCTTCAGCATTAACAAAGTTTTTTACAGCTCTTATTGTAAAAACTCCTTTAGTTACAAATTCTTCAATTTTAGATTCTGAAATTCCAAATAATTCAGATACCCATATAAAAAATAACATCATTCCCATACTGTCATAGCGTTCTATATGTAAATCTTCATCTATATCTGTTATCGGAATATACTCTTCTCCTGGGCCCATATCCATTTTACATAGTAAATTAAGTACAGCAATAAACTCATCATTTGTAAATTTAAAGGTGTTTGTCTCCATAATTATCTCCAAATGTGTAACATACTTATATATTATATAACAAATGATGTTATTAAGTATAGACACTTTATTAAAGGGGGGGACTTGTGGCTAATACTGATTTACCTAAAATAGAAAATATTCCTAGACCTTGGAAAGAATTTGCTGAAGAAGCAGGAATCGAAGCTTTATTAACACTTGCTAGAGTATGCGGTAATCATGATGCTTCAATTTATA